GAATGACCGACGCCACAGCATTCGGGTTGTCGCTGGAGCGCGCGGCGAAATATCCCGCGCTCTGTCCAATCGGCGAGATCGACAGAAGCGAGGACACGCCCTCAATGCCGGGGCTGTGATAGTCGTCGAGCCAGGTCGGCCCCAGCGTCGAGGCCGCACCGAAAAAACCACCGCCGGTGAAGCCGAGCTTGCCCCCAGCCTTCAAATGCCCCTGTCGGGTAAGACGCATCCGCTCAGTCATCGCTCCGGCAGACGACGCGCGCAGACCCCACACAAAGTCGCCCGCGCCAAGATTGCTCCCGTCCGTAAGCACGGTGCCGAAGATCCCATATGGATCGGTCGCGATATCACCGAACTGGACCTGCGCCCCGCGACCGCCATTGAGGTTGGTGTTGGTCAGCCGAAGGTAGGAATGCAGCGCGTTCGGAGCTGGGAAAACGGCGTTATCACTGCCGACTATAGCAAGCGACTCCGCGCTGACCGCAGTCGAGAAACCCAATGAGAGCAGGGTGAAAATAAGTAGTTGTAATCTCAAGATGCCCTCACGGCCTTGTAAAGCCTGACATTTGAAACCTGTCAAGCGCCTTAGAAGGCCAGACAGCAGCGGCGGCCATCATTCCATTCAGCGGCTGCGCCGAGGTCGCATTTGCCCCGATCGAGAGCTTGGTCAGCGTGGCAACCGCGACCACGGTGCTGCCGACTACTACGCTGCCGTCCGCCGATCCTTGATTGCCATTCACGGTTGTCACGTTTTCGTGAGAAACCGCCATGCGTGTTTTCACATTTGGATTGACGGCGGACCCGGCCGAAGACATACCCACGCTTGCTGCCCCGACCGTCAGCAGGGTCGTCACACCAGTTGAGGCCGCGAGCGAGACTTGCAGACGATTGTTGGTGGAGCCGTCGTCGATGCTCGCCAGGACCTTAGCGGTGGTGTAGGCGAGCGGCGCCGACGTGAAGCCCTCGCCGTATAGTGTCTGAGACGAGGTCGAGAACTGCATCGGATAGGTCACGACATCGGCGGCCCGTGCCAACGTCGCCCCGGCTGTCACGATTAGTGGTGTACCAAACGTGCCCAATTCAAGCTGAAATGCGTTGAGCGAGCCCGCAACGGTGACTGTACAGGTGCCCGCCGCGCCTGAAGTCGTGAAATTGACCGGGATACCCTGTGTCGCGGCACCAGTCCCGCATCCCGTCGCCGTACCAGCCGACATCGTAGCCGAACCGGAACCGTTAACCCAAAGTGTGTAAGTGCCATTGGCGAGCGATGCAGTAGTCTGCGTGGCTGGCGCAGTCGAGTTGAGCAGCAGGTTGGTTCGCGCCATGAAGAACAGCGCGCCGACGTTTGGAGTACGGACAAGTTGATTGGCGGCAAAATTCGCGTATGGGAAACCCGATGCCGAGGTTGGCGAGAGGTCCGTCGCCGCCGCCGCACGCACGACTGTTAACAAGCTCTCTGGCGGCACAACGGCCCCGCCGCCAGTGCCGGTGCCTTTCCATGCCGTGCCGCGCGCGAAGTCGAACTGGGTGTCTGGATTGAACGGCAGCACCCAGCCGGGCGGGCCGAGCACCTGCTTGACGGCGAGCGTCAGCGCGGACGCGGGCGATGCGGCCAGCAGTCCGACGATCAGGGCGAGGAGGAGACGGCGCAGGATCATGGCGCGACCGACTTGACGACAAGTGCGATCACATCGGTATTCACAGTCGTATACGCGCCGTTGGTCACGAGATACCCGAACACGTTGGCCGAGGCGCAGGTAACTTGTTTCTGATTTCCGTTGGTCTCGACGTAGAGAGTTGATCCAAGATCGACTGGCGAGCCAAGGTCAAGATAACCGAGGAAGCTAGCTCGGTCGCCTGATGGCAAGTCCCACGGCGCGTCATCGGCGAGCGCGGAGGGTGGGGTCACATTGTAGAGGTAGAGCCGGAACGAAGTCATCCCGGCCGGCACCGTGGCAAGGTCGTACCGCAGCCGCGTGCTGGTAAAGATGATCTCGCGGCCGGCCGCAGGACAGATGCCCGCGAAGGTCAGCGCGCCCGCCGCCGCTCCGACAACATCGTTCGCCGCATGCGCCGTCGAAGAGCTAACCGTGAATGAGGTGCAGCCCGGAGAGGCTGAGGGACAGCCAGTTGCTGTATAGGCTTGGCTCGCGGCAGACGAAGTTGCGGAGACAAGCGGGTTGGCGTTCGTCCCGAGCGGTACGCCATTCTCGTCGAACAGCGTGACGCCGGGGGACAGGTTGCCGCTCCCGTCCTTTCCGACCAGCCCGGGCTTCGCTTGCGTAGGCGCCGACCACATGTCGGGCTGCACGCCAGCCGCCGCATAGGCGCCGGCAGCGAACATCATCCCGGCGGCAAACGCGATCAGGCGCAGCTTTTTCATATCGGTGCTCTCCAATCGACCGCGCCGAATTTTACGGCGAGATGAGGATCGACACCGTCGCGGTGCGCGAGCCGCCCGGGGTGCCGGAGACCGTGAAGTAGATCAGGTCGCCGATCCCCACGGTGTTGGCCGCGGTTGGGCTCGCCGTGTCCTGGTCGCCGATCGCCGACCCCGACGCGGTCACTGTGATGACGCCGTTGGTGATCGCGGTCCCGGCGCCGGCCGCGCCGATCTTGCCGGTAACGACGGCGTCGTTGGTGGTGACCGCGCCGCCGAGGAGCACGCTGTCAAGCCGGGTGATGTCGCCGGCGACCGGCGACACGACATAGCCGCTGTCGCCGTTGGTCAGCGCGACGGTGACCTGGAGGGTGCTCGGGCCGGCCTCGCCGGCGGGGCCCTGGTTGAGGCGGACCCGCCCGGTGGCAGAGGGGTTTGCCGCCAGGAGGATTGCCGCCCCGATCGGGGTGTTGCCCGCCGCGGTGGTCGTCGCAAGCTTGGCGCTGTTGTCCCAGTAGATCGGGTCGCCGGCGGCCCAGGCCTGCGCCGAGACCTTGGCGAGGTCGTAGACCCCGGTCAGGCCGGCCTCGACCTCGGCGCCCGAAAGCGCATCCCCCTGGGCAACGCCAAAGAGGGTACCGACCAGCAACCCGGCTCCGCTGAGGACATCGGCCGGCGCGAGCAGGGTGACCGTGTCGCCCGCCTGGACATAGTTCTTGGCCATGATCGTCTCCGTTCGTCAGATGGTGAGCGGAGCGGAGGCCCCGCCACGTCGGTGAATTTGGGGCGGGTTACGCGCCGTCGTTACGGTAGGCGCCGCGGTAATCGATGGCGCCGACCCCGAAATCATGCTCCAGCTTCACCCGCATGCCCTGCATGTCGAAGACATCCTCGCTGGAGAGGCGCGGCCCCTCGAAGCCCGAGAGGTAGCCGTACTGGAAAGTCGGCGCGACCTGCGGGCTGGCGAAGAGGAACCACGGGACGCCGGTAATGTTGGCGTCGGCGACCGGTGTCACCCGGCGCAGCGATTCCGGCACCGCGGTGGCGATCGTCGCCGGGGTGATTGCCGTCAGCAGCTGCTCGGCCACGGTCAAGGCCTCCGGGCTGGTCAGGAGCGTAACGGGCGTGAAGTTGGCCTTCAGCCCGTCCAAGGTCGTCTGCCGCATCATCAAGGCCCGGGCGATCCCCATTGACGTGATCGAGATCGCAGTGCCGCTTGTCGTGAAATTGCCGTGGTCGGCGTGAAAGACCGCCTTCGAATCGGTCAGAAGGACGGGACCCACGTCGTTGAGGAGGAGGCTCGCATAGGCCTGGACATTCTCCCAGTCGGCGACCCGCTCGCCGGCCGACCCCAGCACCTGTTCGATCGCGTTCAGCTGGTCGTTGACCATCATCTGCCGGGTGATGTTCAGCATCACGGCATAGGCGCGAACCTGGAAGGTTTCCTTCGACTCGCTGAACGCTGCCGACTTGATCTCGCCGGCCTCGTTGACCGGCTGCAGCGTCGGAAAATCACCGGCGCGGATGACCGGCGACGCGCGGAAATCGGGCACCGTCGTCTGTGCCGCCCACAGCCGATAGGTCGGCGCCGCAAGCTGGTAGCGGGCGAGGAGGCGGACATTGAGCGCGTTGGTGAAGATCCCCGGAAAATCCGAGGTCGTCAGAAACGCGCGGTGCAGCATCTCGTCGACCTGCCGTGCGGTGCGCAAGGGGCCGCGCCACCCGATGCAGTCCGCAGCGATCTCGACGAGGTCGCGGCCGGCCCAGGGCTGGGCGATCTCCGGCACCTGGACGCCGCGCTGCCCGCCAGCCTGCGCAAGGCGCGCGACGATGGCCGCAGTCATCCCGGCGCGCCGGGTTTCGACCTCGTCCTGGCCGATCTGGGCGTGCGGGAAGATACGGTGCCGTTCGCTGGCCACGCGCATGTCCTCGAGGATCGCCGAGCGGAACTCGATCTCGGGGGTGCCGGCGTCGATATGGCGCTCGATGAAGTCGGCCGGCCGCTGGAATTCGCGACCGATCCGCAGCACGGTCGCCACCCGGGTGCGCTCGTTGGCCAGCGCCCGCTGGATTTCGGGCGAGACCTCCTGCGGCGCCGCGGTAAGGCGGGTGATCTCGGTATTGATCCGCTCGATCTCGGCGAGCGCCTCACGGTGCTCGCCCTCGATCCGCGCCGCATCCTCGGCGCTGGTTTCGGCCGTGATGCTGCCGGGCATCGCGTCGGCGCGCGCGGTCAATTCGCCGAAGAGGAAACGCAGTTGGTCGAGCGTCAGCGTTCCGCCCGCCCGGTACTGGGCCAGCAGCTGTTCGAAGTTCATGGGTGGTCTCCTTATCGGTGAACCAGCCGGCCCAGATGCCGCTGTTTCGACATTCGCATGCGGATTGCATGCGCAATCACCGGCGCGCACCGCGGCGCCTCAGCCGTGACGAGACACGGAAACTTGTCGTCGGCCGAACGGATCCCCGCCCCGGAATCGGCGCCGATCGGCACCGCCGACAACTCCATCGGCTCCCAGTCGATGACCCGCACCAGCGGCATCTGGCCGTCCTTCTCGATCCGCTCGACCCCGTGGATGCGGTAGCCGACCGAGACGTTGCGGATGATCCCATCGGCAATCTTCTGGACGGTCGCGGCGTCGTCGGCGGCGCGCGACAGCTGCACCCGGGCGAGCCCCTGGCCGCCAACGATCCGCGCGCTCCCCGGCACGACGGCGCCGATGACGCTCGAAAGGGAATAGCTGCTGTGCGTATCAAGGAACGGCGCCCCGGTATTGAGCCGGTCCAACCGCACCGCATTGGCGCTGACGATCAGTTCCTCGTCGAACTCCTGCATCCCGTCGTCCCATGAGAACTTGGCGCGCCGCACCGTGGCCCCGGTCGTAAAGACCAGGTCGACCGCGTTTTCATCAGCGTTGAAGGAAGAGGGCGTCAGCGCGCCGTCCCGCCGCATCAGCGGCAGGGTGATCGTCGTTTTCATGGAAGAGCCTCAGTCCAGAACGCGGTTGCGCTGGCCGATCCGCTCGATGCGCTCGGCGATGTCCGCCCGGGCCAGTTCGATGCGGTCGAGCCGGGTCAGAACCGGGTCGGCTTCCGGTGTCTCGACCCGCAGCGAGTCGTCCTGCGTCATGACGGAAACCGGCTGGTGCTCGGCGAGCCTCGCCTGAGAGCCCTCCATGAGGCGCCGGCCGGCTTCTGCCGTCTTGCTTTCGTTTTTCAATTCACCCTACCGGTCGGAGGCTGGGGGATGTTCGCTAAGCCCCATTCTTCGATGATGCGGTCGAGCCGCAGGGATTGCGCGGATTGGGCCGGCTGCTCGACCCCGGTGCGCGCGACTTTCCGGGGATCGCTGTCGAAAATGAGGCCGAGCTCGTCAAGTTGTTTATTGGTCTTGGCGATCTCATTGAGCACGACGTCGGGATCGCGGCCGGTGCGCCGCGCGATCGCGCTGATAAGGCTCGTCGTGCCGGCGCGGATCGAGATCAGCTCGGCATTGGCGTCGTCGATCGGGTTGACGCTTTCGAAAGCCGGGGTGTCCCATTCGCAGGGAATGACGCGCTGCGGCAGGAGGTCCGCCAGATAGGCGGTGGCAACAAACCAGTCCCAGATTGGCTGCAAGGCCATCGGGATGATGCAGAGCCACTGGACCGCCTCGACGAGGCGGCGGAATTCGACGAGCCCGACCCGGGCCGACGAGAAATTGACTTCCGAGAGATCGCCGGTCAGGAGCTCGTAGGGGACGAGGTAGCCGGCGGCGACCGAATGCAGCCCGATCTTCTGATATTCCGGGTAGCTGCCGGATTGTCCCGGGTTGTTGAACTTGATGTCACGGGCATCATTCGAGTAGGCGATGAGCCCCGGCTCGAACTGCTCGATCGGGTTGCCGTGCGAATCCTTGACGGCGAGCCCCTCCCTGGTCGTCGGGGCAATGCCGTCCGACGAATCGGCACCGACGACGATCGCGACGACGCAGGCCTCGATCTTTTTCCGGGTGATCTCGGCGTCCTCGTAATCGTCGAGGTCGCGGATCCGGCGGACGATGCTGGCGGCCCACGGCATCCCGCGGGTCTGGGTGCGCTCTTTCCGGTAGAGGTGCAGCACCTGGTCGGCCGGCACCGGGCTGCTGATCAGATTGGCGCTCGGCAGCAGCATCGCGTTGCCCGGGTGCCCCGAGAACAGCCAGTAGGCCCGGCGGCGGCCGATCGGGTCGAATTCGACGCCGTTGACCATCGTGCCGGCCGCGCCGAGGTCGCGCGTGCGGCTTTCGTCGAGGAGGTCACCCTCCAGGATCTCCAGCTGCAGCGGCACCGGCAGGTTGTCCTCGGGCAGCCGCAACCGCTTTCTGATCAGGACCTCGCCGCCCTCGACCATCTCATTAACCATCAGCTCCTGCAGCCCGCCGAAATTGAGCTGGCCGCCGGCGTCGGCGACTTCGGCCCATTGGGCGAAGAGGGCGTCGGCCCTGCCATCGACCAAGTCGTTGCCGGAATGCGCACGCGGGATTATGCCGGTGCCGATCAGGTTGTTGACCCAGACGCTCTTCGCCTTCCGGGCGTGGGGGTTATTGCGGCTGAGGTCGCGCGATCGGTTGCGCGAGATGATGAGGCCGCGGCTGATCTCCGCGTCGGCCGAGGTCCGCCCGGTGCGCCAGCCCTCGGTACGCCGCCCGACGGCGGCGCTGTCGTAGGCGCGGACACCATCGAGGGCGGCCCGGGCGACACCACGACGGTAGGCGGCGCGCGGTGCGACCACGCCGATCGCCCTGTCGAGCCAGTTGAGCCGCTGCGCCAA